CCGTCGATGACCTCGACCGCGTCGAACGTCTCGGCGTCCTTCGCGGCGAACTCCTCGTCCGACATGCCGTGGGGCTTCGGGTAGTGGACCTCGAACCAGGCGCGCTCGCCCTTCAACTCGAGGTGCTTCGCGAAGTCGAGGATCTCCTCGTTCGCGTTGGCCGGTTCGACGATGTCGAGCCGTGCGGTGGGTACTGCGGACATCACGGGCTCCTTCGGAGATGGCGGGGTCCTCGACGGTTGCCGAGGGCGGTGAGACGGCGGTGCTCAGCGGGCGGTTCGGAACGAGCCGGCGTCCTTGACGTACGGCCGCGCGCGACGCCACACGCCGTCTTGCTTGATCCACGGGGTGGCGTTTCGCCACTGCCCGTCGACCTTCACGCGGCCGCCAGCGTCGGTGGTCAGCGCGATCGATGCGCTGGGGCTGTTGCCGACATTGCTGCGCGCGTAGACGTACACGTGGTACGTCGTGCCGGGCTTGAGCTGCGGCGCGCCGGGCACTGCCCCGCCCTGCGGGTCGGTGTAGCCCTGCGAGTTGAGATCCCGCCAGACGAGGGGGTTGTTCGACCCGTTGATCTCGTACCAGTCGGCGGTGTACCCCTGACCCGTGGAGCCGCGCCAGTCTGCGGGCCCGTCATAGCGGACGCCGGCGCTGATCGGCGACTTGCTCTCCACGCGCAGGTTGCGCGGCGCGGTGGGGGTCTTCGGGATGCGCGGAGCATCGACCCATGCCTGCCCGGAACCGCCCTCGCCGATGTAGCTATGCGGCGCCTTGATGTAGGCGTCGCTCGCGAAGCCCGGCCGGAATCCCTCCGGGTCGTGGCCGATCCACGTCGACCCGGACAGGACGACGCGGCTCTGCTGGTTGGCGGTCGACTGCGGGATAGTGAACGTCCCGTAGTAGGTGACGCCGCCGATGGTGGCCCAGACCTCACATGTGTTGTTCGTCCACGAGCCGATGCTCTGGTAGTGGTCGAGCGTCACCCGCCAGTCGAAGCGGGAGGTGTTCGCGCCCCAGTCCTGCGCGCCGGAGAACCAGATGTCGAGCTTGACGCGGTAGTCGCGGGATCCGTTCAGCTGCCCTTCGGAAACAGGCATCGCTCACCGCCCTCAGATGATCTGCAGGTACACGTCGCCGTTGCGCCCGAGGCTGTTCGACGGGGCCGCTGTACCGATGTGCGTGGTCGGCACCCCGAGCGCGATGCGCGCGTCGCCAGGGTTCGTCGCGCCGGTGCCGCCCTGCGCGACGGTGATGAGCCCGACGTTCAGCCCCGAGATCGGCGCGATGTCGGTGAATGGCTTCCCGGCTTGCGTGTTCGTCGCCCCGGCGGCGATCTCCTTGCGCGCGAGCTCGATAGCGCCCGCCGGGAGGGCGGGCGGCAGCGGCGACGCGGCGGGCACCCCGGACACGACGTCGATGATGAACTCGGTCTCCACGGCCGCGCCGTCGATCGGCGGGTCGGGCTGCTTCGCGTAGATCCGGTCGATGCGCGGGTTCACGCCGTCGGCGGGCTGCGTCTCGACGGTCACGCTCGAGGGCATACCGACGAGGTAGGCCCCGCCGGATGCCGTGCGCACGAGCACGAGCCCGCCGCCGCTGACGCTGTAAGCCATCGCGGCGGGCGCGCCGCTGACGGCGAAGTGGTCGTTTCCCATGCGCCCGGGGGTCGCGACGCCGGGCGCGGACTGCTTGAACAGCACGGCGAGCGCGCGGCGGAAGCCGATGCTCGTCGTCCCGTCGCCGTCGCTGTTGAGGTCGATCGCGAGTCCAGCGGTCACGGTCACCATCAGAGCCACGCTCCTTCCGAGTAGTCGATCGCCAGCTGCGAGCCCGGCTGCGGGTCCTCGGGGCTGAACAGGTATCCGCGGGTCTCGCCGGGCCGGATGGGGACCCAGTCGGCGCGCAGCAGGTTGTGGGAGACGTCCGCACCGCCGAGGTGCGCGCGTCCGCCGGCGTACGGGGTGATCGTGAGCTCCTGGCCGCGAGCGACCGGCCCGTCGTACTCGATGACGCTGGCCTCGGAGGTGATCGAGAACCGAGGGATCGGGCCCCGGACCGTGAACAGCTCGGGCACGAGATCGGCGGTGCCCTGGTTGTGGATGACGAAGACGCCGGGGAAGAGCACTCCCCCGGACGTGCCGAACGACACGGCGCCGTCGACGAGAGGGAACTGCAGACCGCCCGACGGTTCGATGGTGGCGTCCATGTCGATCCGGACCTTCGGGCCGAACTTGCGCGGGTCAGCAGCCCAGATCGGGATCTCGAACTCGGTGACGGTCTCGTCGATGTCACGGACCTTGACCTGGCCGCGGATCTTTGCGTTGCGCAGTGACAGCCACTGGCCGCCGACGAACGCCCGGAAGCCGAGGTCCTTCTTCTTCACCAGCGAGGCGAGCCAGGGCCGGGCACGTCGGTCGGCCCATTGCCCCGACGAGACCTCGCAGATGCCGCGCACGACGATGCGCCGCGGCTCGAGCAGGATCTCGCCGGGGTCGAAGGCCCCGTCCTCCCCGGGGATGAGGTTCTCATCGAACCGTGTCCCCGGGGAGTCGAAGAACCCCTCGAGCTCGGTGACCCACCAGCCGCCGGGGCTGCCGGGCTCGGTGCGCATGCGCCGACCGTCGATCTCCACCATCAGCGCGTCCATCGAAGCTCCCTCGCGATCAGCTCGGCCTGCTCCTGCGGGCTCATGCCCGGCAGCGCCTGCACGGTGATGTGTGTTTCACCGCCTCCACGGCTCGCGCGGAGGGTGTCCCACTGCTCGCCGGTGAAGACCGGCTCTGGCCGGCCCGAGAGGTTCAGCGCCATCCCGCCGTGGGGAAGCCATCCGCCCTCGTCGTACAGCTTCGGGATCACACCACCGTTGGCCATCGCCCAGTGGACGTGGTTGTAGTGCATCGAGCGTTCCGGCTCGCCCCACAGGTGGTTCTTCCCCTCGAGCAGCTGCCGCCCGTTCGCAGGCGAATAGATCAGCGCCTGCGAGTTGGGGAAGTTCTCCCGGATCCAGTTGAACACCTGCATGCTCGGCGTCAGGTCGATCGCCCGCCCGACAGAGTGCATCCGCGAGTACGGGTCGTTCGGCCGGTAGTTGGAGTACATCTGGGTGCCCGGCAGGGCGCCCTGGATGATCTTCCACATCGCCTCCCAGCCCATCCCGCGCCCGGCCGGCGACCCCGACTGGGGCGCCGCGGCGCTGAAGAGGCTGGCCATGCTCTTGACGGTGTTGATCGCGAGCCCGCCGACGGTCTGCCCGAAGATGTTCTGCCCCTCGAGCATCGGCCGGAGGATCCCGTCGATGACGTGCTTCTGGATCGCAGCGCCCGGGTTGGAAAGGAACTCCCACCCCAGGGTCGCCGCCCCGCGCACGTGCTCCCACACGTCGCTGAGCAGGCCGCCGCTCTCCCCGCCGGTGATGCCTCCGTTGGCGAACTGCGTCAGCCCGAAACCGAACCGCCGAGCCACGTCCGCGAGGATCGCGGTCGAGCGCGGTCGCTTCGCCGGCGAGAGGGGAATGTACGCCTCTCCCCCGGTCTCAGGTTCAGCCCAGAGCCGCATGGCGCCACCGCGCGCGATCTGCGCGACGTGGTTCTCGACGCCACCGTCGGCGAACTTCACGAGGTCGGCCTTCGGCAGCTTCATGTCGTTCAGGCCGAGCGTGCCCACGAGGTCATTCCAGAAGGAGCGGAGCCCGTTGTTCCAGACGGTGTCCAACACGAAGTTGATCGGCGACGCGGCGGCGGCCTTGATACCGTCCCACGCCGTGCCGATCGCGCCGGCGACACCCTCGAACGCCTTCCCGAGCAGGTCGATGCCGACCTTGAACGGCGAGAACACGTGCTGATCGATCCACGACCAGGCCGCGCCGATGACGGACGAGATCCCGTCGAACACCGGCTTGACGATGTTGTTGTAGAGCCACTCGAAGATCAGGCCCCAGCCCTTGATGGCCCCGACGATGAACCCGACGATCGGCTCGATGACGTTCGACCAGATCCAGGAGAACACCTGACCGATGCCCGCAAACACGGGCGACAGGACGTTCTCCCACAGCCAGACAGCGATCGCGCCCCAGAACCGGAAGTAGTTCACGATCAGCGTCCCGATGGGGCTGATGACGTTCTCCCAGATCCACGAGAACACCGCACCGATACCGGCGAACACCGGCTGCAGGACGGTTTCCCACAGCCAGGTGGCTGCGGCGCCGATCGCGGCCATGACCGTCGACCAGATCTGCTGGCCGAGCTCGGTCTGCGTGAAGAACCACACCAGACCCGCGACCAGAGCCGCGATCGCGGCGACGACGAGCCCGATCGGATTCGCGGACAGGGCTGCGTTGAACAGCCACTGCGCGGCCGCGGCGACGCGCGAGGCGGCGGCGGTCGCGAGGGTGGCGGTGCGCTGCGCGATCGTGGCGATGACGCCGCGGCTGCGCGCGGCGGTCTGCGTGTTCTCGGCGGTGGTCGATGCGACGGTGCTCGTGAGCGCTGCCCGGTTAGATGCGGCGAGGGCGCGGTTCGCGCCGGCGAGCATGAAGGTCGAGGTGACCTGCAGGCCCATGCCGATCGCCGAGTCGCGGCCGATGACGTTGTTCAGCGCCTGCGCGCTCTTCCACGCCAGGATCAGGCCGATGATGACGGGCATCGCCGCAGTGAGCAGGCCCACGTTGTCGGCGAGGAACCCGAAGGCGCCCTCGGCGACGTGGACGACGTCGGTCAGGCCCGGCAGCTGGCTGGTCGCGTCGGTGACGACGGGCAGGATGGTCGCCAGCGAGTCACCGATCGACGCGAATGCGCCGCCGAGATCGCCGGATGTCAGGTCGGTCCACAGCGCGCCGACGCTGTCTCGGAGGTCGAGGATGAACCCGACCATCGGGGAGTCTTCCTCCCACCCGAAGGCGTTGCGCAGCTTGCCGGTGAAGTCGCCGCCGACGATGAGGTCCCACAGGCCCTGGATGCCGTCGCGGACGTCGAGGATGAAGTCGACGGGTGCGGAGTCCTCACTCCACCCGAACGCCTCGCGTAGCTTGCCGGTGAAGTCGCCCTGGACGACGAGCGCGTACAGGCCCTGTGCGCCGGTCCACACGGTCGAGAAGAACGATCCGATGCGGGGGGCGGCGTCGACGAGCCACTGCACGCCGCCCTGTACGTAGGGCAGCGCCTGGCCGACGAAGGTGATTGCTCCGGCGAGCCCTTCCTTCAGCAGCGGGATGGCGGGCTGGATGGCCTCGGCCATGCCGACCGAGAAGGTGTCCTTGAGCGTGGACCACAGGCCCGACAGCGAGGCGGACTGCTTCTCCATCATGCCGTTGAACCGCTCGAGGCCCTTGCCGGTCTCGAGCGCGCTCATGAGCTGCTCGAGCTCCTCGCGGCCGAGCTTGCCCTTGCTCGCCATGTCGGCGATCTCGGCGGTGGTCTTGCCGGTCGCGGCGGTCAGCAGGTCGAACACGGGGATGCCGGCGTCGCGCAGCTGGTTGAGGTCCTCGGCGCTGATGCGGCCGGCGGCGTTCATCTGCTGGATGGCGACGGTGGCGCGCTGGATGCCCTCGGCGCCGGTGCCCATTCCGGACGTGACGTTGCCGAGTGTGGTCATGATCGGGATGACCTTGTCGGCGTCGATCCCGATCGAGATCAGGGACTGCGCGGACCGCTGCAGGCCCGGCAGGTCGAACGGGGTCTTGGCTGCGAACGACGAGAGCTCGCCGAGGAAGCTCTTCGCCTTGTCGCCGGACTGCAGCATGGTGGTGAAGGCGATCTCCGCCGTCTCCATGCCGGCAGCGGTCTGCACGCCGACGCCGCCGGCGGCGATGCCCACCGCGGTGAGGGCGGCGAGGCCGGTCTTCGCGATGCGGCCGAAGAACGATCCGAGCCGGCTCGAGGAGCGCTCGACACCGTCGGCGTACTTCTCCCCTGCCTCCGCACCGGCGGCGGCGACCTGCGGGTTGGCCTTTCGCAGCTCGGCGGCGACGTCCTTCTGGACGCCGGGCATCTTCACCCCGAGGGCGACATAGGCGTTGGCGATCTCGACAGCAGTTGTCACAGGTCACCTCCGGTCTATGTCGACGAGGCGCGCCTCGCGTCGCGTGCGGCGTGCCGCTGCGCCTTGGTGGCCGTCTTCGCCTCCGCTGCGCGCACCTCGTGCGCGGGCTTGGGCAGCTCGATGCGCTTGGGCGCGGCGCCCTTCGACCCGGCGTTGTGCCAGTCGATGACCTCGAGGCGGTAGATCGTCTCGCGCAGCAGGTGGGCTTCGTCGGTCAGCGCGATCGGGCCGCCGGCGTCACGCCACAGCGCGCAGCCGTGTGGGAGGCCAGCGACGAGGTCGCCGAGCTCGAACGGGGTGCGCGCCGGTTCGGTGCGACCATCGCGAAGGAGCCGGATGCCGTACTCGGCTTGGAGCGATGCCCGCAGGGCGCCCTCGTGGTTGTCGAGGGCGCCCGCGAGCACGATCAGTTTGGGTTGAGCGCCTGGAACAGGTCGAGGACGAACTGCGCACCATCCGACGTGCTCACGCGCCCGTTGGGGCCGCGGAGCTGGTCGAGGACGGTGCGGTACTGCTCGCCGACGAGGCGGCGCAGCAGCGACGGCAGTCGCGACGCGTCGTTCTGGTCCTGCACCGCGCGGATGTCGTCGAGGACTTCGAAGTCGTCGAGAGCTTCGTCGGCGACGACGACGACGATGCTTTTGTCCGGTGCGACGGGCATCGTCACCTGACGAGCCGGGACGGTACGCGCGTCGTCGCCCTCGCCGAGAACGGTTTCGACCTTCTCGACCTTGGGCTTGATGGTCTTGGGCTGGTGATCCTGGGGCGCCTTGGCGGCGGTGGGCCGAGTGGCCATGATGTGTCTCCTCCGACTGGTGTCTCCGACTGGTGGATGGGGTGGTGGGCGGAGCCGTCGGAGGAGCTCCGCCCACCGGTCTGTGGGCGCGGTCAGTCCGCCGGCGGCAGCGCGGGCAGTGCGGGCGACTGCTCCTCGGCTGCGGCGGCGGCCGCGTCGTCGATGCGGTGCTTGTGACCGAACCGGTCCTGCCGGTAGACCTCGCCGGTGGGCTTGGTCTTCTGGGTGCGGTTGCGGGCAGCCATCACTCGCCGTCGCTCTCGAGGTCGGTGGCGAAGTGGTCGTAGTCGCCGATGATCTCCCCGAGGAACGGGTAGGCGGCGATGTCGGTCCCGACGAAGGTGCGGTCGCCGTTGGGGGCGATCTCGAATCGCGGGATGACGAAGCGCTCCTTGACTGCGTCGTCGTCAGCGTCGAACAGGTCGATGACAGCCGCACGGACCTGGATGCGCTGGCCGGCGCCGCGCTTGGTCTTCCGCACGCCGGGGACCGTCGTATCGACCTGCTTCTCGTGGTAGCGCAGCGAGTTGGTCTGCGCCTTCGACTCGAGGCCGACGAACGCGATCTGCGTGCCGGACTCGCCCATGAAGGTGCGGACCACGCCGCGCCCCTGGTGCCCGCGGCGGCGCTCGACGGAGCCGGTGAGGGTCTCGGTCAGGCCGTCCTCGGACAGCCAGCCGACGTCCTCGAAGGCGGGGTCGAGGGCGCCTTCGAGGGTCGTCGGCAGCGTGGTGCCGTACGGCGCGAGGTGGATCGCGTCGGAGTCCGACCCGAAGATGCGGGCCAGCTCAGCTTTCACGGTCATGGTGTCTCTCTTTCGTGTGAGCCGGGCATGACCGGCGATTACGTCCCCGCGGGCGCGGGAGACGAGCGGGTGGCGCGAATGCGAGCGCGCAGTGTGAAGCGGTAGACGGGTGTCTCCGTCTCCGGGTCCGGGACGAAATAGGGCGAGGTGGCTTCCACACGACGCCACAGGGGCAGCGCGCCGCGGCGATCGAGGAACGCCATGCGGGCGTCATCGGCCATCCGGCGGGCGCGCTCGTCGTCAGCGGCCCACGCGTCGATCGTGATCAGGGGCGCGTCGAGGACGCGGCTCACGGTGTCGCCACCGGTGCTGTAGGCCCGGTAGAACTCGGTCGGCCGCGGCGACGGGACGCGCAGCGAGGCCGGAAGAGCGAACCGCGCAACCAGGAACCCGATCGCGTCGGCTTCGACGTCGGGGAATCTCACTGCTGCACCGCGCCGATCGCACGCTCGAGCACGGCTTCGCGTGCCTGCCGTCGGCGAGCGCGGGCGCTGACCGTTTGGACGTAGCCGCGGGCGGTCCACGGGTGCGGGCGTCGCACGTACTCGAAGCCGTCGCCTGCGGCCGCGGCGATCTTCTTTCCGAGCCCGTCGACGAGGTCTTGTGCGGGCTTGGACTTCATGACCGCGTTGATGCCCCGCAGGTTCAGACGCACGTTGTTGTTCGCCACGGCTGGTCTCCTATCCGTCGGTGCGGCCCGCCTCGCTCGGGCGGTTCCATCGCGTCGGCGCGTTGGCGAAGGCGTGGGGGTCGCCGATGATGTTCAGCGGCGCGCCGCCGCGAACGATGACACGGCATCCGGCGAGCGGCTTCGTGTAGGTCTTGGGCCAGATGAGGGACCACTCGACGCGGACGCCGGTCGGTCGTGTCGAGTCGTCGATGTCGTCTCGCGGCCCGGGGGTGACGAGGACGTCGTCGACGGTCTCGTCTTCCCACTCGAAAACAGGCTCGTTCCGCGAGTTGACTCCGACCTGGGCTGAGCGCTGGACGGTGACGGCCTCCCCTGTCAGGACGGCCATGTCTGCCCCCGCTGCGTGTGGGTGCCGCCGAGCTTGGCGGGGCGGAGGCTGCGGGCGACGGCGAGATCCGCCGGGGAGAGGGTGACCTGCCCACCGACCGCCCACGCGGCGAACGTGCCGCCTTCGCTGAGCGGTCCGGCGGTCTCCTGGAACTGGGACATGCCGGCGCGGGCGCGCTTGTCGACGTCGAAGGCGCTGGCGACTGCGGCGGCGACCGTGGTGCGCACGATCTCGGGCGCTTCGGTGTCGCCGTAGGAGAAGTCGACTCGCACGAACGAGGCCGCGGAGTCGAGAAGGGTGAGGACGGACGCGAACCGGGTGTAGCGGATGGGGCGGCCGGAGTCGTCGGTGACGCTGTGCACGTCGGTGACGGGGGTCTCGGGGAGGCGCACTTCGCCGGCGTGCGATCGCAGCCGGTTCGTGCGCCGCCCCGCGGTGAAGGTGCGCTGCGCCTCCTTGCGGAAGAGCTCGGATGCCTTCACGAGCGCATCTTCGACGCGCTGTCCCTCGGAGGAGGTCAGGCTACGGCCGAGCGACTTCTCGACATCGCCGCGAGCGGCGAGGGGCGTGTAGTCGTCAGCCATGAGCCTGACCTCCTCGTGGGGTGTGCGGCTGTCAGGCCGCGGTGATGGCGGGCGAGGTGCCGCCGGTGAACGCGCCGGCGGCCGCGAGGGTGCCGATGCGCTCCTGGAAGGTGACGGTCTTCGCGTTGCCGGGGAACGTGCCGCCGGTGACGGTGGCGCCCGAGACGCCGGCGAGCTCGTTGAGCTCCTTGGCGATGTCGGTGTTCGAGGCGTTGTACGCGATCGGGTCGGTGGTCTGGCCGTCGACGGTCAGCGTGAAGGTGCCGCCGGTGGGCGCGCCGGTGATGGTCAGCGTGTAGCTGGCCTTCTCGGAGCCGCCCGCGCCGAAGGTGACCTTGATCGCGCGCTGGAACTTCAGCACGACCTCGTCGTTCTCGTCGCGCACGATCGCGCCGGTTCCCGGCTCCTGCTCGGGGTCGAGCACGGCGGTTGCGCCCGCGAAGGCGTGGACGATCGAGCGGTCCTTCAGGTGGTCGCTGTCGTAGTCCCACAGCTGGGTGACGGCGAGGCCGTTGCCGGCCGCGACGCCGCCGCCCTTGGCCACGCCGTTCGGAACGGCGGGCGCGACGGTCGCGATCGCGAGCGCCGTCTCGTGGACGAAGTACGACTCGTCGTCGCCGAGCGCGTCGAGCTCGACGATCGTCCATCCGCCGAGGCGGCCGACGACACCCTCGCGGAGCGCCTCGGGAAGCCCGGCGGCGTCGACCTCGAGCAGCTTGTCGTGCGTGGCGATCGCCTCGGAGACGTTCGCGCCGACGAGCCAGTAGCGGCCCGTGAGCGGCCAGTGCGCCTTCTGCGCCAGCTTCCGCGCGCGGACGGCGACCTTGCGGGCGTCGCTCTCGATCGCGTTGCCGGAAGCGGGGTTGAAGGTCACCCCGAACACGAACGACGCCACGCGCAGCGCGCCGACGACGATGTTCTCGAAGAAGTCGAGGATCGCCTGCACCTGCGGCGCCTGAACGTCGCGGACGTAGTCGACCTCGTCGAGGGTCTCCTCCTCCGGCGACAGCGCGACGGCGCTGTAGATGTGCCGGTTGAGCTTCACCTGGATCTTCGAGTTGGCCAGACGGTCGACGACGATCGCGTCGTCACCGCGCCACGGCTTCTCGCGGGCGACGAGCACGGCGGGGCGCTTGATGTTGACGACGTCGCCCTCGGCGCCCTTGAAGTCGGCGATGCCGAACTTGTAGGTGAACAGGCCCGGGGCCTTCACCTGCTTGCGGAGCAGAGCGAGCGCGGTGGCCGCGAGCTTCTGCCCCTTCACGAAGATGTTTGCCACGATTCCTCCTTGGTGTTGGTGTGGCCCGTGAGCGTTCGTGGCGAACGTCTACGGGGGTGTCAGCGCGCGGTTGCGGCGTTGACGATGTCTTCGGCCGACATGTCGCCGTCGCCGATCTGGTCACCGTCGCCCTGGCCATCCGCGGACGGCGCGGCGGGCTTCTTCGGCAGGAAGGCGAGCAGCTCGTCGGCATGCGCCTCCAGCTCCTCCTTGGTGGTTCCGCGAAGCGCGGAGACGGGCACGCCCTTCTCCTTCGCAACCTCCGCAGCCGTTGCGGCTGCGACGTCCTTCGCTTCCCGGTCGGCGAGCTTCTTCTCAGCGGCCTCGGCACGGGCGAGGAGTTTCTCCTGCTCGGACTTGTTCGCCTCTTCGAGCTCGTCGAACTTCTTGGCCTTCTCGGCGTTGGCCTTGGCCTGCTCCTCGTTCTTGCGGGAGAGGGCCTTCCACTTCTCAGCGTCGGCGCGCGCCTTCTCAAGGTCGCTGTCGCCGCCCGTTTCGGGCTTGCCGTCGCCGCCGTCGCTGCCGCCGCCCTGGTCACCGTCGAGGTAACGCAGGAACGGACGGTGCCAGCTCGGGGCCGGCAGTGCGCCGAGAGTGTGTCGGATGTCGGACATGATGATGTTCCCCGTTTCGGAGTGGTGGAGGCGTCCCCGTTTCGGGGCGCCGGAACCCGCGGATGCGGGTGGTCAGGTGAGGTCGGCGGGGCCGGTGAACCGGTCCTGCCGCCAGGCGAGGGTGGGGCCGAGCTCGCCGTGCTCGCGGGTGACGATCAGGTCCGTGAAGTCGCTGATGCGGCGCCCGCCCGCGGTGGTCTTGTTTAGGCCGAGGTCGCGGGCGTTGCGGTCGTACTGCTCGAGCTGCTCCCAGATGGCCGAGTGGGTCTCCTCGACGACCTCGCGTTCGATGACGACGCCGGGGTCATAGTTGGCACGGACGCCGCGTTCACCGCAGTCGCATCCGGGATGCATGGCCTGCAGCCCGCCGGCCCGGTATCGCTGGGTTGCGGCGACGACACAGAGCGCGCAGTTCTCGCGACCTGACAGCACCCGCACCGTGTACTCGAACCCCGTGGCTGCGTACGCGTCACGGGACTGCCGGGTGCGCGCTTGCTGCAGGTCGGTCGCGACGAGCGAGAGCAGGCGCCGGCGGCCGGCGTCACGGGCGAGGTCGAAGCTCGCCCCCTCGGCGAGCTTCGTGTAGGCCGTGATGGCGGGCCGCCGGTACACCTCGGTCACGGGAACGCCGCGGTAGCCGAGGACCGCGTCGCGGTCGATCGCCGGCATGGCGGCGCTCGCGCTCCCCTCGAGGAGCGCGAGCCGCTGCACGAACGCGTTGGCCAGGGTCGCGGCCTGCAGCTGCGCGCCCTGCACCGTGGGCGTGATGCGCCCGATGATCTGGCGCACGTCGTCGTCGCGGAGCTCGCGGGACCCGTCCCATACCGCGGCGGCATACGAGATGGCGCCGGATCGGATGATCGCGTTCTGTCGCATGTACGCCGCGGTCAGGGCGTCAGGTGTCAGCTCCGCCATCGCCGATCGCTCCCGTCAGCGCGGCCGCCTGCAGCTGCTCGGCGGCGCGGTTCGCTTCCTCACGGTCGATCTCGTCCGGAGACATGCCCCAGATGTTCTCGTCGATCCACCGCTGCGACTTCCCCGCGCCCTTCGCGGCGAGCGCAGCCGCGGCCTTCTCGGTGAGCGAGACGTGCTCGGGCGACTCGAAAGTCACCTTGATCGTCTCCCCCTCGTCCATGCCGAGGATGCGCAGCGCTGCCAGCAGAGCTGCCTCCATCGGCGCGCCGGAGCGGTTGATGCGGTCGCGGGCCTTCTGGATCTCGCCCTTGTGTGCGTTCGCGGCGCCGGCGGCGGACTGGTTCTGCCCTTCGGGGATGAAGACGTCGATCGGTGTGCGCATGACAGCAGCGAAGTCGCGAGCGTCGGTCTTCTCGCCTTCGAGCAGGGGGCGGATGTCGACCGCTTCGGACTCCCACACGTCGATACCCTCGGGCAGGTCGATGAGGGCGCCGGGGGCGAAGTCGAGGCGCTTGCCCCAGTCGATGTCATTGCCCTCTTCGTCCTTCTCCGGAAGGTTCTTCAGCGCGCGGGCCTTGAACGCCTGGTAGGCGGTCACGACGAGGCGTTGCAGCTTGCCGAGGTTGATGCGGTCGATGACGTCGATGTGCGGCTCGAACTCGGCGATGCCGTCTTCGTTCTCCATCGCGAAGACCGGGACGGGGCCGTCGTACAGCTCGGGGTCTCCGTCGAGCTCCCAGTCGCCGGCCACCGTGCCGCGGATCGTGCCGCTGTCGGTCTTCACCGAACGGACGAAGCGCTGTCGCATGCCGGGGACCCACACCTGCGCGAAGTCCTTCTCCGCGTCGTTGTCACGCCAGGCTCGCAGCGCCGCCCGTGCCCGCCAGGGCTGCGAGGGGTCGGGGGCGGTGATGACCTTCTCGGGCGGCTCGGAGGTGATGACCGGCTCGCCGTCGCGGATGCCGGTGATGAGGTAGGACACCCGGACGGAGAGCATCGTGCGGATCGCGTCGGCGAAGACGACCGAGAGACGGTTGTCGCGCCACACCTTCCGCAGGGCGACGACGGCGGGGCTCGTTCGCGAGCTTCCGACGGCGACCCCGGTCGGGACGATGCGACCCGCCAGCGACTGGCACGCGAGACCGGCGTAGTTCGTGCGGGCCTTCCTCTGGAACGCCTGCCACGACTCCTTGGTGTTCTTGCCCATCTCGGGCATCGGGGCATTGCCCGATGCGTACCCGCGCAGCTCTGCGATCTTCGGTGCGCGCGCGTCCATCCGCTTCGACAGGATCGGCAGCCACTCTTCCGGCGTGCTGGCCATCGGCCACCCCCTATCTGAGCTGTCGCGGCATCCGGCTCCGCGAGCTCGCGGTGACGCCCTTACCGATCGCGTCGTTGCCGGCGGCGAAGGCGAACGCAGCCCCGTAGGTCGCGTCGATCTTGCCGTAGTCCTGGTTGTCGTCGGCCTTCTTCAGCACGTACCCTGCGCGGCGCGGGTCACGCCGTGCGTTGAGGAAGTGCTTGATGACGGCCGGGTCGCCGTCGAAGGTGACCTCTGTCTGCCGGATGGCGGAGTAGAGCTGATCGAAGGTCTCGCAGGTGCGCGTGACGTCCTTCTGCTTCCACCGGATCGGCTCGGCGACGCTCATCTTCGCTTTCAGCCGCTTGTGGTGCGCGGCCTCCCACGTCTTGACCTCACCCGCCCAACCGGCGGACGGGTCGGCGTAGAACCCGACGACGTTGTAATCGCGGAACGCCTTGGCGACGGCCTGCTCGATCTCGAGCTTCGGTGGCCGCCATCCTTCGCCGGTCGGCCCGTCGGGCTGCTCCCACATGCCGATGAGGAAGAAGTGCCGTTGCGTCACGGAGTAGCCCATGAGGACGGTCGAGTCCGCGAGGTGCTTGTCCTTGCGTCCCTCCGAGCCGTCGAAGCCGAGCGTGACCGGCTCGGACCGCCCGACGGTCTTCCCGGCGCCGGCTTCCACGCAGGCGCGGATCTCGGGGTCGGTGACGTACGCGTCGCGCGCGGCGTCGATCTGGTTGAGGAAGTCCGCCCGCATGACGGCGGGGTCGTTCGCGGTGTCGAAGAAGTCCAGCGCGCCGCGGTGCACGTCGAACCAGCCCGGCGGGCATGGCGGGTCGTGCAGCAGGCATCCGTCGGGATGCTTCGCGGAGTCGCCATACGCGACACGGAGGCCATGGACGAGAGAGTCCATGTCGTCGATCTGCGTGCTCGCCGGCGCGGGCCGGTGGTCGAAGTAGATCGAGCGAACGTCCTCAAGGTTCTTGTACTTGCCGGACTGGATGTCGGCCCAGAACTCGAACGACTGTTCCGCGACCGACCGTTCGCCGAGGGTGTAGGCGTTCGGGGTCTCGATCGTCACGCCGCCGAGCTTGGTGGCGTTGTTGCGGAGTGTCTGAGCGAGCTTCACGCCGCCGTTGGACTTCAGCCACGTCTCCGTCTGGTCGAGGGATGCGGCGACGGCCTTGAAGCCCTTGATCGTCGTCGCCGAGGACGTGATCGGGACGATACGACCACGCTCGAGCGCGACGAAGGAATCCATCGGGTCGAGGTTGAACTCGTCCGTGGCGCGCCCCTGCCGCAGCATCTCGAGCAGCGGCTCCCACGTGTTCTTGGTCTGCTCCTCCGACACCGCGGCGATCGCGACGTACGGGGTGCGCACCTTCGACCACGGCTTGCCGACCGGCTGGCCATCGGCGTTCCATCCGTTGGGGACGACGTCGAAGATCCCCTCGGCGATCATGATGGCGGCGACGAAGGGCGACTTGCCCCAGCCGCGGGGACGGATCAGCGAGCCGCGGTGGATCAGCCGGCGGCCGGTAACGGGGTCGATGCGGTAGAGCTCGTTCAGGAACTCCTGCTGCTCGACGGTGAGCACGAACGGGTCGAAGATCTCCTCGTCGCCGGCGTCGGGCCGGCCGAGGTACTCGGCCATCTGGTCGGCGATCGACCAACCGAGCGTCGGGAAGTCGCCCTCGAACTCCGGAACCCACGGCATCAGGCGGAATCCTTCCTCGTGATGCCCCGCGCGCGCTCCTTGGACGACACCGCGCGGTCGACACGTTCAGCCGACTCGACCTCCGCGGTCGTCGCGAGCGCGAACTGCATCCGCAGGCGCGCCCGATCCTCGGGCGTGAACCCGTACTTGGCTTCCCGCAGCCGCAGCTCGGGCGCGAGCTTGACGTCGCCCTTCCAGAACTGCGCGTGGATCAGCGCGGTCTCGGAGAGGTACGCCCAGTCCATCTCGGTGAACTCTTCGGCGAGCGGATGCCGGGCGAGCATCGCCCACCAGTCCTGCGTCGTCTTCGGCCACGAGAACCGCTTCTTGACGACGGCGGCCTCGCCGTTGGCATCCTTGCCGAGCGCTTCGAAGTAGATCGTCGGCAGCCGGGGCTGGGAGGTCGGGTGGATCTCGAGGATGCGCAGCTCAGCACTGTCCTTGTTCCGACGTGCCCGCTTGCTCGGGTCCTTGCCTGCCGGTCCGCGTCCTGCCATCTCACACCCCGTTTCGGGTCACCGCCTCACCCGTTCCGGGTTGCGACGGCGCGAGGCGCGCTCGCCCCTCTCTGCCCGCCCGCTTTCGCCGCGTGATTCCGCGGCTGCGGGGGCTCTGACGGTGGCATCCGGCGGGACACGGTCGAATTCCAGGGCTCGGGGCCTCGCGCACGGCCTCGGACCGCGAAATTCCGCGGGAAAGGTGCCTGACGTGCCCGCATGGTCGAAATCCCCAGACCCGTACACACTGTGAACACCAGCGCCTCTCCGCGAGAACGGGAGCGGGGGTGGGGGGTCCCCGGGTGGGGGCGGGAGGGGCTCAGCGGCGTCCTGGGTGCTTCTCTCGCGGGTGACGTGCTGAGGGACGCCAGGCGGCGCGGCGGGCTGCTGCGGCCTCCTGCTGCGTCTCCCTGTTGTGGTGCCAGTGGCACAGTGTGCGCACGTCGTTGATCGTGGTGCGTTCACCGGGTGTCCACTGGGCGAGGTGAGCGGCTTGCAGGTCGCGTGTCTCGGTGCAGCGTGTCCCGTTGGCGAGTGTCTCGACGCATCGGTGACCGTCGCGCTCGAGGCACGCTGCACGGACAGCGGCGGGCACGTGCGTTGGTCGGCTGTTGTCCCACGGCATCGCGATCTCCGATCAGGCCAGGCCGCGGACGACGAGCGACGCGAGCAGCTCGGCGCGTGACACCAGGCCGAGGCCGAGGGGCTTGCGTCCATACGGGCGGGTCGGTGTCTTCGTGGGCTTGGCGTACCGGATGCCGGCTCGCTTGCGCGCCTTGCGTGCAGCGTTCCCCATCGGTCGCCCCCTACCCGTGCAGCTTGAACTTGTCGGCGCCCATCTCGAACAGGCCCCGGGAGGTGCCTCGATACTGGGTGGCCGGTGTCGCGACGGACACGGCGGAGGCGTCACGCTCGAGAAGCGATGCCCGGGTGTACTCGAAGACGAGAGCCCAGCCCATCGGCATCGGCTCCCCGGTCTCCTCGTCATCGTCGTGCGCGTCGGCGTAGATGAACTCCTCGACGGCTGCGGCCAGCTTGTCGCGTGCCGCGTCTCTGGCTTCGCTCACGACTCACCTCCGCGGGAGATTGTGGGAGTGGGGCGGGCGCGTCCGGTACGCGCAACCCATTCCCGATCGCGCCCCACTCGAAACCAGCAGCCACGCGCCGCCGGTTGGTGCCGCTGCCACGCGGCCGTCACTCGCTCACGCCGCGGGTGAGGCGACCAGCGAGGAGTCCTGCGCCCCGCTGTGCCGTCATGCGACGTTGGCGAAAGCCGCGATGGTTGAGGTCGCGCGGCCAGCGGGGGCGGTAGCACCAGGAACGCCGAAAGCCCCACCCGCTCGGGGTGAGGCTTCCGGTCATAGTTCTTGTGCGAGGCACAGCCTATCAGGGAAACGGCTCACGTTTTCGCAGCATCCCGCCGCGGCGTGTCAGTCGGCCGGCAGCAGGTCGAACAGGCCGCCCGTCCACTCCCCCGGCGGGCGCGACCCCTCGGGTCCATAGTCGGACTCGTCGAGGGTCCACCACTCGTCGCTATCCATGTCCCACACGACCACCTCGCCGCAGTCCGGGCACCGGAAAGCGTGGATGTCGCGGAGCGCGTGCCGCCGAGCGAACCGGCCGGCGGCGGCGTCGGCGGCGCGCAGACCGACCGCGAGGAACGGCGAGCGCGTCGAGCTGCATCCGTCGCATCTGCTCGCGCGAGGCGGGCAGATGCGGATGTGATCGGTCGACTCCCAGCGGCCCCACCTGACCTCTCGCCCATCCCAGGCGACCGGCAGCGGGTGCGAGACGAGGCGCAGACTCACGACTCCGAACCGGTCGGACTGGTGCTCGGATACGCCTCGCGCACGTAGGGGCAGTCGCAGAGTCCGCACGCGCCGGTGTATTGCGCGTGGGTGTGCCGACCGTGATTGCAGATGCAGTCGGCGTAGGGGTCGCGCCCCGAGCACTCCTGAGTGCCGTCGACGATCTCGCGGGCGGTGATCCCCTGGCCGCATTTCCGGCAGATGCCCATCCGATCCAGGATGTGGTCGACGCTCACCGCTGGCCCCCATCCGTGTGATCTGTCATGGTCGGCTCGTCCAGGCGCTCCGCGTCGGTGACTTCGGTCCACTGCAACTCGAAGTCGGATGGCAGCGGGGCGCTCGTCTTCCAGTCAGAGAAGACCTCCGCGGTGAACTCGGTGTCCTGCGATTCGATGTAGATCGGAATCAGGTACTCGTCGGACGTGTCGAGGTCGCGGATTGCTTGGTGCTCGCGCAGACGTGCGAAGTCTTCGTCATCGATCTCGACCTCCCGGGTGACCTCGAAGACGTGCCGAAATGTCGCCTTGACCTTCATGACGTGCTCCTGTCCGGTTGCATGGTGTCGGCGTAGACGGATGCCACGCCGCGGAGGATTGCGACGACGTCGGCGGCGATGTGCCCCATCACCTCAGGGTCGTCGAAAGGTGGGACGAGGCCGCCGTTTCGGGCAGTCTCGTCGTAGGACTCGTAGACCGCGCGGTCGGCGGCCCTGAGGGCGGCCGCCCGTAGCGGATGGGACGGGCTCAGGCTGGCCGCCTCGAGGTATGGCGTCAGCCATGCCTCGGCGAGCTCCTCGCGCATCGCGTCGTCGATCGGCATCAGAAAGTCCACCCCATCTCCCGGCGGGCCTCGGCGAGCCCGGTGAGCCGATCAAATTCGTCCCGGTCGATCTCCCGCCAGCCGAGGATCTCGGCGTGCTGCAACCGGTCGCCGACGTGCTCGCCGAGCTCGATGTAGAGCATCCCCGGGCGGACATCGAGTCGCACGAACGCGCCGTCAACCCGATAGATCCCGACGGCGCCAGTCGCGTCGAGGCGGTTCCGAGTGAAGCCGACGACGGTCCCGCGGAGATCGTCGCTCGGCGCCGGCCACCCACAGCCCTTCGTCTCGACGTACATGCGGCGCGACTCCCGCTCGTGCTGCGTCTCCCGCGCCCGGCGGAGCGTGACCTCGCCACGGAGAACCGCCTCGCCGAGATCGGGGTCGAACTGGCCGAGAGTCTGCGGGTAGCGGTTGTCGGTGGCGGACTCGTCGATCTGCACCCGGTGCGGCTGCAGCGGCGCGCCAGCACGGCGCGGTTCGTCGTACTCCTCGGCAGCGAATGCCTGGATGGGCGCCGGGTGGGAGATCGAGCGGCGCCCGGTCAGCTTCACGACCTCCCCGTCGCGCTCGGCCTGCTCGAGGCGGCCCCGCTGCCACTCGACGAGGCTCATCGCTTCACCGGTGCGTAGACGGGGGCGTCGGCCGTGATGTTCTCGGCCAGGTACTTCGCGTCGGTCAGCGAGTAGCCGGCGGCCGGCAGCGCACTGAAGTAGGCGCCGGGCTCCATCATGCGGGGCATCGCGGCACGCTCGCCGCTCGGGAGGAGGATCTCCCAGAACCCCTGAATGCGGGCGTGCTTGCGGACGGTGACGCCGTCGCCGCGCATGTACTCCGAGCGTCCGACCTTGATCCAGCCGAGGTCTTCGCGGTGGGCCTTGTTCTGAGCTGCCGTCGTGTTGAACATGTAACTATTGTTACAGAGTCGGCCCCTTCCTGCAACTCCTGTTACAGTCTGATCATGGCCACCGACGAAACCCTCGAGACCCTCGCCGCCTTCCAGGCGCGCATGAACGCCATGCCCGCACGCCGCGCCGAGCTCATCGCCGAGGCGCGCGACGCCGGCCACTCCTGGCCCGCCATCGGCCGCGCGCTCGGGATGAGCCACGTCGGCGCGATGAAGGCCGCGAACGTCAAGCCCTGACCCGGTCATCACTCCGACATTCCCAGCATCTTGAACGCGCGCGCCGCGGCACGTTGGCGCTGACCCACTGTCAGGAATGGCACGGAGGAGATCGCGATGAGGTTCGCGATTTCCTGCTGACGCACCTGCTCCGCCCGCCCCTGGCGGTACTGCCGCGCCCACGCCCCCTCCGCCTCGACACTCACGCGGTCACCTCCTTGCGGGGGCGGCCGACGCGGGCGCGCATCGCCTCCCGAATCGCGAGCACCTCCGACTCGCGGAACCACGTCACCCGGCCCATCGGCCCCTGAGTGATCGCACGCGGCACGAGGCCCTCGTCGGCACGCCACCGCTTCAGCGTCGCGAGCGACCCGGCGTAGCGCGGAAGGATCGCCTCGTCCTTCGTGATCAGCCGGTCCCGCCACTCGGCCACTGCCGACACCTCGAGCGTCTCCTCGGCGTCCGCGTCGACGACATGCGCGGCATCCGGCCGCTCGAGGCGGTAGCGGCTCACCGCGTCGACAATTGACCAGAACGAGCGGATGCCGTCCTCGTCGACCGGGTGCCGCACGAGCACGGCCTCGGCGAGCTGTTGCACGTCGTCGGCGTTGTTCGCGATCCGGTCGAAGTCGCCGAGGATCACGTTCGCGCAGCTGCGGGCGTAGTCGTAGGCGGCGAGCGAGCCGGCGCCTGCGGGCATCCCGCCGACGATGCCCGACCGCGGGTCGACGAACACGGCCCACGAGCGCAGTGACCGCATGACGTCCTCCGACGCGTCGATCAGGTCCGCCGGCGTCGGCGCGGGCGCCTCGGCACCCTTCCCCGACGATGAGCGCAGCGCGTCGTAGACCATCGCCTTGCGCGGGTCCGCGAGCGACCGCAGGCGGCCGACGAGATCCGCGGCGTTGTCGATGTGCCCGCGCATCCGCCGGTAGCAGCGATCGCAGATCATCACGCCGTCGCGCGCGGGGACAGGCACGCACCCGCTGCAGGCGTCAGGGCTGTTCGGCAGCTCGGCGACGGCCGGCACGAGGCTCTTCTCGACGCCGTACCAGGGGCACGCGGCCCAGTGCTCGTCGGGCACCTTGCACCCGAGCTCGCATCCTCTGTCAGACATGGGCGGTCTCCTTCCCCGCGAACGTGTCCCACGCCCGCATCACTCCGCCGGACCCCGCGAAGAGGTCCGAGAACTCGTCCTGCGGCTCAGCGCCGAGGAGATCGAACATCCAGCGGCAGAAGGCCGCCGGCTTGGCCCCGACCACACGGCCGGGCTCAGTGGTGCGCGCGCCGGGTCGGTACTGCAGCACGTCGACCCGTCGCGCGGATCCGGACGACGCGTCGGCGGCGGCCACCCGCGACGCGTCAGCGGCCGCACTGCGCGACGCGTCGTGGTTGACGTCGGCGGCGACGCGTCGAGCTGCGCCGGCAGGACGCGACGCGTCACCGCGGTGCTGCGCGACGCGTCGACCTGGTGCATCCGACGCGTCGGAGCTGCTCGGCGCGACGGCTGCACGATCGACCCGCTCGCCCGCCATGGTGAAACGCGACGCATCCCGGCGGCCGCCCCAGTAAATGACCGGCTCCCACGCGTTCAGCGGGCCCGCGCTACGGGTCGGACGCTCACCCCGCACCCAGACCGCGACACGAGAGCCGGGAGGGCACAGAGCGAGCACGTCCTGCAGCGCCCGGGCCGACGTCGACAGCGCCCACCCGTCGTAGCCGTTCAGCTGCTCGATGAGACGGGTGTGGTCGACCTCGCCGGCATAGTCGGGGTGATCGCCGTAGTACCGGCGCGACAGCCCCGGGTAGGGCGGGTCCGCGTAGGCCAGGCGCAAGACGTCGTGGCCGCCGGCGGGCGCGACCCCTACACCGGAGGCGAACCGGTGCCGAGCCTGCCGGCATCGCACGGAGCAGCAGACGGCGTCCGCGCGCAGGCCCGCGGGGATCGCCCCGCGGCACCATGCGCACGTGCGCGTCTCGACCACGACCTCACCCATCAGAACGGGGTGTCGTCGCTCGGGACGGTCCAGGAGCCGTCTTCGGACACGGGCGCGGCGGACGGCTCCTGCTGGCGCTGGGATGCCTCCGGCTGCGCCGCGGACCCGTTGCCCGCTGCGCGAGTGACCTGCGCGGTCGCATAGCGCAGGCTCGGGCCGATCTCGTCGATCTCGAGCTCGATCGCGGTGCGGGTCTGCCCCTCGCGGTCCTGGTAGTTCCGCTGCCGCAGACGGCCGGTCGCGACGACACGCATGCCCTTCGTGAGCGTCCCCGCGATGTTCTCCGCGAAGTCACGCCAGGCCGACGCGCGCAGAAACAGAGCGTCGCCGTCCTTCCACTCGTTCGCCTGACGGTCGAAGGTGCGCGGGGTGCTCGCGATCGTGAAGTTCACGACCGGGAGCCCGTTCTGCGTGTAGCGCAGCTCGGGGTCAGCGGTCAGGTTGCCGACGACGGTCAGGACGGTCTCGCCGGGCATCAGGCGTCACCCTCGTTCGCGTCCTGCGCCTCGACGGTCACCGGGTGCGGCGCCGTGAGCGACTCAGGCACGATGACGATCGCCTCGGGCCGCAGCGGCAGGAACGCACCCCTGGGGATCTCGATGGTGACCTTCACCTCGACCGTGCCCGGCTTCGGCTTCTGCGACTTCCCCTGAGTCGACCCGACGACCTTCGCGCCCTGGATGGCCCCGGGCTCGTCGAACCGGCGATACTGCTTCGCCTGCCAGGTGTACTCGGGCTGCACCTGCAGGTAGACGGTCGCCCGGACCGCGTCGTTGTTCGTCATGCTGTCTTCCTCTCGGGAGTGATTCGGTTGGCTGAGATCTCGTTGCGCGCGTCGATGAGCGCGGCCGTGGCTCGTGCGGCGTCGCGCTGGCGCCGCTGGTAGGCGACGGCTTCGCCGACGGTGCGGAAGTGCAGCCCCGCCTCGTGGAGGCGCTGCAGCGCACGGTCGTCGGCGGCTTCGATCGCTTCCTGACGGAGCCGCAGCTCGGTGTCGAGGATGGCCGCGATCGCGCGCTCAGAACGGTTCATCGTCGGTCCCCACCCGCTCGAAGTGGACGGTGAGCTTCTCCTCGTAGACCCGGCGCTGCAGCCATTCGTCGCGTTGAAGACGCCGATCCCGGCAGGGTCCGCATTTCTTCTTCCCGGCACCGTGCGGCATGTGGTCGTCGCAGAACATCGGCGGGGCATCCAGGATCAGCGGGCGCTCCGGCAGCACGGGCTCCTCCTCGCGGTCCTGCGTCACCGCGTCCCACGCATCGGCCCGCGCGGCGTCCTCCGCCCGCACCTGCGCCCTCGCCCGCTCCCGCGCTCGCTCGCGCCCGCCCGCGCTCCCCCGCCCCACAGCCACGGACGTCCATGGACGATCCCGCGCCGGCGGTTCCGGGGTCTGAATGCGGACGCCGCGCATGTCCACCCGCAGCGGGTGCAGCAGCAGCAGCCACTCGACGCCGCCCGCGACATACGTCGTCAGGAAGTCGGCGTCCATCAGCGCGACGAGGTGCTCGAGCACATCGTCCGTCGTCGAGAACGTCTCCCGTGCGATCCACGCCGGGTCCATCGGCCCCCGACCCAGCGGGTCGAGGTTCAGCCACAGCCACAGCGCCGTCGGCTTCGCCTCGTGCGGCACCTCGTCGAGGTGCGCCAGGTCGGCCGCGCTGATCATTCGTTGCTTCGTTGACACCCTGGTCGTTCCCTCTCGCGAAGCCCTCGATGCACTTGTCGAGGGCGAACTGCACGTCGTGCTCGTGGACCGTGAAGCACTCGGTCCATCCCTTCCCGCCGCGGCCGAGCACCGCCTCGGCGTCGTCCCACCCGGTGAATGCCCGGGGGAACCAGCGCGCCAGCACGCGCAGCGCCTCGCGCTCCCACGAGGCATCCGTGCCCCGGGCGCAGACGATCACGTGCGCGCCGGCGCGCATGAGCTTCTCGACGCGGCTCCACTTCCACGCGCGCCCCACCTTCAGGACGCGGGATGCCGGCCAGTAGACGACATAGGTCATCGCGAATCGAGGCATGGCGCTCATCGGCCGGCCTCCGCATTGCGGGCGGCTTCGAGGGCGGCGTGCATGTAGCGTCGACCCGCCAGCAGCGCGCCCTCGCCGGGGATCGTCACGGGCTCGCTCGCCCATGCTTCGCACGCCGCATCGACTGCCTCGTCGGTGATCGGTCCGCGCCCACGGTTGCGCGCGAGGATGGGGAACACTCGCTCGACGTCGGCGCGACGCTCGCGGTAGTGCTCGTCGCGCACGCCGCGATCTGCGGTGTCGGTGTCCCACTCGACGAGGGCCCAGGTGGCCTGCTCGATCAGCGCTTCCCGCTCGTCGTCGGTGGGCGGCTCGGGGATCAGTACCTCCGCCACTCCGCGGACGTCGAGCAGCCCCATGTCGTACTGCCGCAGAGCGCGGTTCACGCGCTCGAGCCACTGATCGGTCATCGTCTTCTCCCTGCTGGTGCGAATGTGAGCCCGCCGCGGCGGGCCTTGTGGGTCTCGGTGTTCTTGCTGCAGAGCCCGAACGTGTCGAGCCGGATCGCCAGCTGTCCGCAGACGGCGCACGGGCGGTAGATCGCTGCGTGCATCTGGTCGATGCGCGCGAATTCTGCTTCCCGCTCGCGGCGGACGTGCTCGCGGCGGCGGTCGTCGAGCACGAGCCCGTCGGGCGACCATCCGCCGTCGGGGAGCGCGGCGACCTCGGCGGTGCAGCATCCGAACTTGCATGCGGCCTTCATGACGCGAGCCCCATCTCGGCCTCACGCTCGCGGACCCACTGCCGCTCGTAGTCGGCGTAGGTCACGCGCGGGTGCTTCCCCCAGTGCTCGAGCAGCTCGGGCGAGGCGTACGCGCGGGCGCGGCGCTCGTTTCCCATGAACAGCGAGCCCGGGTCGATCCCCGCCGCGCGGCCGCGTGCGTTCAACAGGGCGCCGTTCGTCGCCTCCTCGGCGAGCATGTACGCCGCGAGACGCACCTCCTCGTACTCCTCCCGCACCTCCCGCCATGCGTCGAAGGCCGACCCGATGATGCTCATGCCGCGGCGCTCCTCGCGGCCGCCGGGGCGACGAGCTCGTCGACGATGGCGCCGCCCATGAGCGGCGGCACGGCGTTCCCGATCTGCAGGAACACGGCGCCCCGACCGCCCTGGAACGGGAAGTCGGCCGCGTAGGACTGCAGGAGGGCAGCCTCGTGCACCTCGAGCTTCAGCGACCCCGGTCGGTTCTGGCGAGATACCCCGCCCTTGACGAACTCGGAGCGTCCCGGCCCGCCGAGGCGCGGGTCCGCGACGACCGTCGTCGCCGGCCGCGTCGAGCACCATTCCGGCAGCGACTCACGCCGAACCCAGGCCATCGCGCTTGCCTTGCTCGTGATCGTCGTAGCTGGCTGCGACACGTCGCGCTCCGTGCGGGGCAGCTTGTTGCCCTCTGGCGCCTCGTGCGACGCGGAGCCTGCGGAGTAGTTCGACCGCAGCACCCACGAGCGGGAACCCGCTCCGGTGAGGGTCTGAGCAGGCGCAGTCGACGGGCGTGCGTGGTAGTCCCCGCGCTCTCGCCCTCGGGGCACCTGATTACCGACCAGCTCGAAGTCGCCGAACCCGAGGGCGTCGGCCATGCTGACCCATGGCAGCACGCCGGCGTCGAGGCGCTGCGGGTCGCGCTCGTAGTAGCGGGAGTGCGTCGGGGTCGGCATGGCCGCGGCGATGCCGTCGGCTCGGGCGATGAGCACGGCGCGGCGTCGGGTCTGCGGGACGCCGTATTGCTCGGCCCGCATGATGCCGGTCCACACCGAGTAGCCCATCTGCTCAAGCACGACCGCGCAGGCCTCCCACACCGGCAGAACGGGCGGCACCTGCTCCCACGTGATGTAGAGCGGGCGGTCACGGTAGACATGTGCGAGCGGGGTCAGCACGAGCGCGGTGCGGTCGTCGGTCTCGGCGCCGAGCGCGCGCAGGCGCTCGGGCTGCCGGTAGGCGTGCGCGTCGATCGCGCGGAGCACGTCGTCGAGAGCCGCGCGACCGGCGCCCTTCCCGGCCATGCTGAAGGACTGACACGGGGGCGACGCGATCTGCAGGGCGTGCCAGAACCGCAGCGGGTTGTCGCCGAGCAGCCCGTCCCACACGTCGTTGTAGATCGTGTCCATGCCGGCGGCCGTGCGCGACGCCACGGCGGCCGGGGCGATCTCGACGCCGCCCTCGCGGATGCCGCGCTGCTGCAGGGCGACACCCCAGCCGGTGCCAGCGAAGAGGTCGAGGGCGACGAGCTCGTGCGTCATGCGGTCACTTCCTGGGGTGTCGGGGCGGGGGTCCATCCGCCGTCGTCGTCGAGGCGCACGCGGCCCCAGACGGAGTGCTTGATCGGGCACTGGCGCGGGTTCGCCCACGAGGGGACGATGAACCCGGCTAGCTCGGCGGCCGCGGGGTCGGCGTGCACGGCGTTGTGGCAGGTGCGGCACAGGTGCACGAGGTTCGCGGGCAGGTGGTCGCCGTGGCGGCGCAGCTGCCGGTGGTGCATGTCGGTCGCGCGAGCGGCGCCGCAGTGCTCGCACATGCCGCCGGAGCGGCCCTTCACGATGGGGCGGGAGTCGGCCATCGGGTCGACGGTGGCGCGGGTCACTTCTCGCCCCGCATCGACTTGGCGATCGACTGCAGCAGGGTCACGTCGCGCTCGACGGCCTCGGCGAAGTCCTTCGCGTACTCGAACAGCAGCCACGCCTCGTCGTACGCGTCGACGGCCCGCATGAGTCGCGCGTCGACGCCGTACGCGAGCTCGCGCAGCTCGGTCATCGTCGCGCCGCGTCCGTACTGTGCGCGCAGCGACTGCACCGCGAGGCCGAGCGCGACCTTCTTCTCGTTCTCGGCGACCTTCAGCTTCCGCCGGTAGTCGGCGAGCGCGGCGGGAGCGGCGATGTTCTTCGCTCGCGCGATCGACAGCGCCCCGACCACCTGTGCCGGCGTCGGCGACCACTGAGCGAGGAGATCCTCGTCGAGCATCGCGACGTTCAGGGGGACGATGTCGAACCCCGCCGGGATCTCGAGGAGCACGCCGGACGCGGGGTCGACGTGGTTCGGTTCCTCGCTCATCGCTGGCGCCCGCCCTTCCGCTTGGCGGCGCGGCGGGTCGCACGGTTGCCGGGCAGGTGATCCTGCGGGCGGCGGATGCCGGCCTGCACCGCGGCGGCGCGCTCGGGCGCAGCCGGTCCCTGCGCGTCCGCGCTCGGCCCCGGCGCGGGCGCCCAGTCGTCCTCGGCGGCCGGCACCTCGGCGAGCGCCTTGCGCTTGGCCTTCAGCTGACGGTGAAGCGCGGTGCCCTCGGCGTCGGCGCGGAACGCGCGGACCGCGCGCGCCTCGCGGTCGATCGTGTCGATCTCGAGGATGGTCTGCGCGGCTTCGATCTCGGCCGCCCAGTTGCGGGCCGCCGGCTCCGCGGATGCCTCCCCCGGCGCCGCGTCGGCGGCCGGTGCCGCGGGGCGGGTCTCGAGCAGCGGGGCGAGGATGTCGGCGAAGACGACGCGGTACGCGTGGCGCTCAACCTCGGAGCCGAATATCGCCATCGGCTTCCGTGCGCGCAGTTCGTTCCAGTCGGGGTCGTTCGACTCCTGCTGCTCGTACTCCGCCCAGCCGATCGTGACCTTGCGGGGCTCCTGGCCGACGCGCGTGATGACGACCCGGGCGGCGATCGGGGGGTCGGGGGTGACATGGAAGTCGGCCCACTCGGCGTCGGCGGCCGCGAGGAAGTAGGGGCCGTCGATCGCGGCGAGCTGGCCGGAGGCGAGCACGGCGGCGCGGGCGGCCTCGACGGGGATGGTGCGAGGTTCGGGCATGGCTCACGCCTCCTGGAAGTTGAGCGTCGTGCGGCGCGAGGTCTTGGGGTGCTTGCGCTTGGCTGCGGCCTCCGCGAATGCGAGGTCGACGCGCAGCTTCTCGGCGCGGGCGTGCTCGGCCGGGTCGGCGGCCGCCCACGCGGCCTCGTCGATCGCGACGGTCTCGCTGACGGAAAGCTGGAAGCCGCCGACCTCCCCCATGCCGACGGCGCCGAAGCGGGCGGCGTGGGGCAGCTTCGCGATGGCCTTCTTGAGCGCCGCGTTCGCGATCTTCTCGGCGTCGGCGGCCTTGGTCAGCGCGAGCTTCAGGGGAACCCACGCCTTGAGCGCAGCGGCGACGTCGTCGGGGAGGTCGTCGACGTCGGGGCATCCGGCGTCGCGCCAGGCGATGAAGTCGTCGGCGCGTTCGGTGAGCCAGGCGATCATTTCCTCGTCGCGCTCGACGACCTTCCACGTGGCACCATCCGCCGGGGGCTGGTCGTCCTCGTCGCGAACCTCGAAGCCGTACAGGCCGAAGTCGGCGCCCATCACGCGGATCTGAAACTGAAGCTGCGCGTAGTGCTCGATCGGGATGCCGTCGTGCTCCCACCCGTGCTCGTGCGACTTCACCTCGACGACGGCGAGGCGACCGTCGCCATCCCAGCCGAAGCCGTCGGGGGTCGCGCGGTGGAGGTCGTTGTCTGCGGCCGCCCAGAGCGCATCGTTCGCGACGACGCTCTGCAGGCGCTCGACCGCCTCGTCGAGCAGCGCAGCCTCGCGGGCGGACCCGGCGCGGGTCGCGGCGTTGCCGCGGAAGCGGGCGCCATTCATCTTCTCTTCGACGATCGTGCGGCGGGCCTTCAGCCCGGCACGGGCGATACGCCACGCGTTGGAGGCGGTGACACCCTCGCCGCGCTCAGCGAGCCAGAGCTCGCGGTCAGCGCCTGCAGGGACGACGATTCGGGCGGTGGGCTGCTTCATCGGTTCTCTCGCTTCGGGAGGATGTCGAGGGTGGTGTCCCACCAGATCTCGACGTTGCTGGTGTTCATGGAGGAGGCGACGACGCGCCCCGAGTGGCTGATCGCGCGGAGCTTCCAGCGGACGTCGTCGACGGTGACGATGTCGCCGACCTGCCACCTCTCCTCGGGCTTCAGGCGCGTCGGGATGGTCGCCGGGGCGACGTCGGCGAGGGTCACGCGATCACCGCCGCTCCGAGGATCAGGAGCAGCGCGACCGCGACCGCGAGGCCGCCCGTCGCGAGGATGACGGCGCGGGCGAGCAGGTCACGCTCGCGGCTCACGCGAAGCTCGACGCCGCGGCCAGCGCTAGCCGGCACGGGGGCCGGAAGCTCGATGGCGTCGGTCAGATCGATGGTCATGGTTCGTCCCTTCGGGAGTGCTCTTCCGCCGCGCCAAGGCGCGACGAATACGGGTCCGCAGCGGGCGCTGCGACTCGGGAGTGTGGGGGCTACGCGGTGACGGGGAAGCTCATCGGCCGATCTCCTGGTCGATGGCACTGAGCCGGGCGGAGGTCTCGTCGTCCGCGATCCAGAACTCGCGGGTGAAGACTCCGGCCAGGAAAGCCGAGATCGTCATCAGCACGATCCCGAGGAGCGCGACCCCGGTGATGTTCAGCCGGGCCACGTCGAACGCGAGCAGGACGAGGCCGCAGAGGAGCAGCACGCGCGCGGTCATGCTGCTGCCGCCGTCGTCGTCTCGGCAGCGGGGTCGACGACACGACTGCGCAGCCAGGCGTCGAGGTCCACTTCGTAGAACGCATTCAGGCGTCCCTGCTTGAACACCTTCGGCCCCTCCCCCGCCGCGAGCAGATTGCGGAAGGTCTGGTATGCCATGCCGCAGAATTCCGCTGCCGAGCGAGTGGTGAGAACGCGCCCCGAGCGCTCCGGTGAGGTGCTCATGATGCGGCCGCCAGCTCGAGCGGGGCTGCTGCTTCGTTGGCGTGGTCGTCGCCGGTGACGATCGTGAAGACGTCCTCGAATTTCACGGGGAACGTCAGCAGCACGGACGAGATGAAGTGAGGTCCGGGCGCCGCCTTGCCATTCAGAACGCGGGAGGCGGTTCCCTTGTCGACGCCGAGTGCGGCCGCGAGACTCTGAACGGTGTCGAGTCCCTGCTCGGCTCGCAGCTGCTTGAATCGCTCGGAGTCGATGATCAGCGTGGCCATCTCTCCCCCTTCGGATAGGTGTGCTGCAACTTCGGGTTGCTGGTGTGCAACTGAGCGTAAGCGATGCGGTGCGCTTGTGCAACCACAAATTGGGTTGCTGCACTCGCTTGCGCTGTTGCGCGTACGCAACTACAGTGAGGACCGTGAACGAGACCCGCTGGTGGAAGTACGTACAGGTCGTCGCTGGCGACGTGCAGGCGAAGGAGATCGCCGACGTCGTCGGCATCGACAAGTCGAACGTGACGCGTTGGAAGCAGGGCAGCCGGCCCGCCGTCGAGTTCGTCCTGAAGTTCGCTCGCGCCTACGGCCGTTCTGTGATCGAGGCGCTGGCCGAGTCGGAGTACATCACCGACGACGAGGCGAACATCCGCGAGGTGAAGATCGGCGCCGAGGATCTCTCGGAGGTCGAGCTGGCACGCGAGCTCCTCGATCGCGTTGAACGCCGAGCGCCGAGCAACGTCACCGTCGGGCGCTTCGGTGTCCGAGGTTCCGCGCAAGATGATCGGGCCATCGCCAAGAAGAAGGGCCGCGACCGCGGAGAGGACGCCGACACGTGACCGACGAGCACATACGCCAGACACTGCGCGACCTCGGCGTGCGCGTCCGCTACGTCGCGCTCGACGAGGACCGCGACGGTGAGTACCTCCACCACCGCCGCCTAATCCGACTGCAGCCCGGGATGCCTCGGCGGCTGCACCGCTCCGTGCTCGCGCACGAGTGCGCGCACGCTGTTTTCGGCGACGAGCCCAGCATGTTCGGTCCGGCGAACGCGAAGATGGAACGCCGTGCGGATGAGTGGGCAGCGCTTCGGCTCATCGATATCGACGCCTACAAGCTCGCCGAATCGATCCACGCCGGGCACCCCGACGCGATCGCGCTCGAACTCGACGTCACGGCCGACATCGTCGAAGCGTTCCAGCGCATCCTGTCTCGCTTCGGCGACACCGTCTACGTGCAGGCCCGCATGGGCGCCGGCATGTGGCATCACCGCGAGACGGTGCACTGATGGCACGCCCGCCTCTCGAGCTCGAGACGTGGGGCCGCATCCGACGCACGACGGTCGACGGTAAGCCGACCGCGTTCGCCTATTACCGCGACGCCGACGGTGTCACGCGGCTGATGCAGCGCCAGGGCAAGACGGCGGCAGAGTCCGAGCGGAACCTCGTGCGCGCCCTGAAAGCACGGCTGGCGCCGGCGAGCGACGAGATCACCGGAACATCGACCGTCTCGGAGCTCGCGCAGAAGTGGATCGACTCCCGTGCCCGGCTGGCCGAGGGATCGATCCGTACCTACCGGAATGCGATCAAGCACATCGACCGCGGCCTCGGGTCAGTGCGACTGCAGGAGGCGACCGTCCCGAAGCTCGATCGCTTCATCTTGGCCGTCGCGACGTCGTCCGGTCACGGAACCGCGGCGACGGTGCACGTCGTCCTGCGCGGGATGTTCACGCTCGCGGCGCGGCACGGCGCCGTCCGGCCGAACCCGATGGCCGACGTTCCAAAGCCCGAGCGCCCGAAGCGCACCCGACGCGCAGCTGCGCCTGACCTCGAGGTAGTCCGCGGCATCCGGTCCCGATTCGAGCAGTGGGACGCAGGTACCGAGCCACGCCCCGAGAACGACCGGCGCCGCCGACTCGCACGCGCGAGCACGCTGCTCGACACGACGGACATGATCATCGGGACCGGCATGCGCACGGGCGAGCTGCTCGCGCTGCAATGGGACGCGGTCGACCTCGCGAAGCATCGCGTCGTCGTGCGGCGCACGATCGCGCAGGACCGCGACGAGCGATTCTTCGTCCAGGACTTCACGAAGACCGACGCCGGCTACCGCGAGCTCGAGCTGCCGACGGAGGTCGTCGAGATGCTCATGCGCCGCCGCGTCGCGTCGTACACCGAGTTCGTCTTCCCGTCAGCGGTCGGCACCTTCCGACACCCGAACAACTACCGCACGACCTGGCGCGCCGCGCTCGCGGGGACGCCGTACGCAGGCATCACCCCGAAGAGCTTCCGCAAGACCGTGGCGACCGTCATCCGCGACGAGCTCGGGATCGAGGCCGCGAAGGATCAGCTCGGCCACGAGGATAAGAAGACGACGGAGGCGCACTACGCCGACGAGGTCCATCGCGGCCCGGCGAGCGCACTTGTTCTGTCGAAGCTGTTCACCTGAAAACCATGGGTAAACCATGGATCGCCCCGATCCGCGTTGTACGGATCGGGGAGATTTAGTGGGCTGACCTGGCCTTTTTGGAGCCGACTACGGGACTTGAACCCGTAACCCCCGTTTTCGACGTGCGCCGTACCATCGTGTACTTTGCTGTACTTTCCGCGGCTCTCGGCGGTTGCGGTACATCAAAGTACAACTAAGTACATGCGCAAAACCATGGGTAAACCATGGCTTGCATCCGTCGCCGGCGGCCACTCACGACGCGAGCCGACCGCCGGCACGGCGCGACGCGTTCGCGCGAGCGAGACGCCGCAGCACGCGGTGCGTCGTCACCGGGTCATGCTCAAGCGCCTCGCGCGTCTCGACCGCACGGTGCAACAGCACGTAGTACCGGGCCGGCCGCAGCCCGAGCACCGAAATGCAGAGCTCGTCCTTCTTGCCGGTCCACGTCGGATGAGCAGCCTCGAAGTCGAGCAGTTCAGCGGTGGTGGGCATGCCCCGATTCTCCGCCGGGCCACCGACACGCGGTCAGCCGCCGCGGATGCCTGGTAGCTCGTCGCCGGCATCCGGCCGCTCGATCCACGGGATGTCGATCTCCCACCCGCAGCCGCCGCACTGGTAGCCACCGTCGACGGTACGCATGACCGTGCCGCAGACCTCGCAGCGCGGCTCCGAGCCGATGTCGAAGTCGTCTTCGGGCTCGTCCATGCGGCCAGCCTATGTCGGCGTACGATGGCATCCTCTCGGCCGGAGAAAGGGGAACCCGGCCATGAGATCACCGCTCGACCAGGACACCATGCTGGACGTGACGCTGTCCGCGATCTGCGCCCGCAACCAGTACACCCGCGACCCCGCACCAGTCATCGCCGAGCTCATCGCTGCAGCGGACGGGCGTGACGACGTCCTGGCGCAAGCGGCGGGGATCTGGGCCGGCTATTTCGACGCCGCCGAGACCAGCACGCTCGCGACTGCTCTGCGCATGCTCCCCGGAACCGCGACCTGGGTCGCCGAGGGCCGACGTCGGCGAGGCATCCCACGCCACGGAGCGCCAATCCCACCGCTACAGTGAGCGCGTGACACACGGACGCATCGCAGGCCTCGACCTGATCCGCGGCATCGCCATCGCCTTCGTCCTCATCCGCCACGCCTGGCCAGAATCCGGCGGCATCGCCGGGATCGTCGGCGTCGTCGCCTTCTTCACCCTCAGCGGGTACCTCATCACGGGACTGCTGACCGCGGACATCTCGAAGTACGGGCGCGTGCGGTACGGGCGGTTCTACCGGAACCGTGCGCTACGCCTGTTCCCGCCCATGCTCACTCTTCTCGTCGTCGTCGCCGCGGTGATGCTCACCTGGAACCCTCTCGGCGACGGCGACCTCGAGGGCGTCGCCCGCGTCTTCTTCACCGGCATCACCTACACCGGCAACCTCCCGTACGACCACGGCACCGCGGCGATCGGGCACCTGTGGACGCTGGCAACGGAGGAGCAGTTCTACCTCGTGTGGCCCATCCTGCTCACACTCGGCATCCGGTGGAAGCGAGTGGGTGCTCTCGTGGCCGGCTCGGCGGTCGCCATCATGCTGGTCCTCACGGCAACCGTGTTCGTCGCCGAACCCGACGTCTACCGCATCTACCCGTTCCCGAGCTCCTGGGCAATCGCGATGCTGATCGGCGCCGCGGCCAAGCTGTGGGAGGGGAACCTCCGCCGCCTCATCCCCGCCACGCCAGTCGCCCGACACATCGCCGGATGGGGCGCGTTCACCGCTCTGATCGCGCTCACGTTCGTCCGCGAGGACATCGACGAAGCGTGGACTTACTACACCGTCGGGCCCGCAGTCGCGCTCGTCACCGTTGTCCTCATCTACGTCTGGAGCGCCTGGCGCGACCTCCCGACAAAGGCTCTCGCCCCCCTGCTATGGCTTGGAACGATCTCCTACGCCGCGTACCTCTGGAACTACCCGATCGTCACGTGGATGGTGTGGGACCCGGCGCCGGCGTGGGCACCAGTCGCATCGATCGTGCTGACGATCCTTGCCGCCACACTGAGTTGGTGGATCGTCGAGAAGCCCGTTCAGCTGTGGAGGCGGCAGCTCGATGCGAAGGCTGCCGCGAAGGCCGTCCCAGACCGGGCGGCGACGCTTCCCGCCTAACGACGAAACGCCCCGGCATCCGCTCCGTGATGGAGGGGCGCCGGGGCGTTGTCGTTGTTCACAGCTCAGTTCGTAGCAGTTCGGGGACATTGGAGACAGGTGGGCGTCGGCGCAAGGCGTAGAGCGTGCCGACCACGGACACCGCGACGACGGTGGCGCCGACGAGATTGCCGATGCTCGGGAAGAGGAGCGCTATCGCAGATCCGATGAGAGCCGGCGGAACGACGATGGAGGCGGCCGGCCGGATGGTGTTCCTCAGCCACTCGGTTGTCGAGAAGCCGAGGACCGCGCGGGCGCGCATCACGTAGAGCGGTTCGACGATGAGCAGCGGCAGCGCGAATGCGGCAGCGACGCCGACGGTTCCCCAGAGCGAGCCGAGCCAGAGTCCGAGCACGACGTACAGCACGAGCCACAGGACCTGAAGCCCGAGGAACGCGGCGGGGCGGCCGAGTGCGTCGGCGGCGGGGACGAACTGGACGTGGATCGAGTTGAGGACGATGCCACTCAGGAGGATCATGATCGTGAGCGCGATGGTCCCGGTCGGAACGTCGGCTCCCAGCCAGATCCGCGTGAAATCCTCCGCGAGCAGGATGATGATCGCGCATCCTGTGCCGGCGACCAGCAGCGAGATGAACCCGAGGGTCATGACGATCTGGCGCCCCTGCCGATGGTCGCCCACAAACACGCGAGCGAGCATCGATTTGAAGGGGTCGGTCGTCCACGAGAAAACCTGCCGAACTCCGGTGTACACCCGGAAGGCGGCAGTGAAGTAGGTGACGGCGCTAGGGGTCGCGACGATCGCGACGAGCACCGTGCCGACCTGCAGGATGAGCATGCCCACCGATGCGGTCGCGAACGAGCGGAGACTGAACCGCCACATGAAGCGCAGCGTCGCGAATGTCGCTCGAGACCAGTGCGGCCGGGTGATGCGGCGCAGAACGATGGTCATCGAGATGATTGACGGGAGAACGATCGCGACAACCTCGGCGATCGCGACAACCAGGAGCGACTCGAAGACGAGGCATCCGAGCAGCGTGACGACGATCCGGGCGCTCAGACCGATGAACATGTTCCGTCGTTCGACCGGGAGCTCCCCGGCACCGGTGAGGACCGCGTCGAACGGTTTCAGCAGGATGCTGCTGAGCGCAACCGCCCCGAGCAGCGCGAGCGCATGTCCGGTCGCGGGGTCGACAACGGCAGCGGCATCCGCCGACGAGACGTATAAGGTCGCGGCGATCCCGAATCCGGTAACGCCGACGACACCCGCCACGGCGTTCCACAGCAGCGCTGCGCCGAGCATGCCCCCCGGCGTCGCGTCGAACTCGGCGCCGCCGCGGGTGCGCGATCCGAAGTGGATGAGCGCTGAACCGATGCCGAGGTCGGTGAGTTGGAGGTACGCGGCGACGGCGATCAGGACGAGCCATACGCCGTACGGGCCGCTGCCGACCGTCGAGATGATCAGCGGGAGCAGCAGAATGCCCGTGGCGATCGAGAGAAGTCCGGTGGCCGAGCTGCTCAGGACGCCGGAGATGCCACGGTGTCGTTTTGGCTCGGGCACAGTGGGAGACTACCGCGCGGGCAGTCCCCCACTGTGCGTACACTCAGCTTCATGACCGAGCTTGCCCAGCGCCTACTGCAGCTGACCGTCGAGTACGAGGCCATTGAGCGACAGGATGCGGCCGCGGCCGAGTTCAAGCGTCCCGACTGGGCCGCAGCGCGGTCACATGAAGAAGTCGCGGCAGAGTACGGCGACGTCTTCGCTCAAATGGTTCGCGCCGCGTACACGAGCTGATCGAGCGCCTGCCTCTCATCCAACTATGGCTCGGGGAGGACCCGAAGCTATCCGGTGACGCTGCCGCCCGATGAGGATGTAGCGGGCAAGGACTCTCCGCACGAACTTCGGCGCAACCGGTTCATCCGCGAAGAACGACATGAACTCGGCTGTCCGGTAGTGATCCGCGGACAGGTGCCCACCGGTGACGGTGACGAGTTCGAAAGACTCCATCTCGACTGTCCGGCCTGCGTCCACGAACGCGTCGATATGTCCCACCTTCGGGATGAGGGCGTCGGAGTTCGACGCCCACACCTTGAACCGAATCCCTGCGTACTGCGACGCACTGTGGTTCGCGACAGGGTCGTAGGGCAGGACCCTGGTGTCGAAGTCTGACCCATCGGTTGCGGCCCCGTAAGCGGAACGCAGGGTCGACCACAGAGTCGACTCGGTGTTGTTGATTAGTCCCAGGTTGCACGCCGGCGCGATCACCGCAAGCCGTTCCACCTCAGGGAGAACCCCTTGAGCAACGACCTGCATCATCGCCATGCCGCCCATCGACTGCCCGTACAGGTGCAGCTTCCCAACGTCGAACAGGGCGGCCGCGTAGTCACGAACGCGGACCACGTCAGCAACCGCGGTCGGGTTCCCCCACCGGTTTCCGTGCATGTCTGGCGAGATGAACACCCAGCCAGCGTCGATCGCCATGTCACGGACGGTTCGCGAGTTCGCATCATTCTGGAACGTCAGGTAGGAACCCCCGTGTCCGTGCGAAGCGATGAGGACCGTCACCGGATCACCGGCCTGCACCCCCGCGGGGACGACCATCTGCGCATTGTCGTCCCCGCCCAGCGGGTTGATCGTGACCGCGGTGAACGCCGCGCCTGACTGTGTAGTGCCAGCAGTGGAAGATGTCTCGTCAGGCCACGCCATATCAAGCCCCCAGAGTCAGACCGAAGTAGTTCGCGAGCGCCTGCAGCATGGTCTTAGCGTCGGCGTCCGGGACTGCACCAGAGATGAATGCAAGGTCAGCCAGCGACAGATCCATGTACGTGTTGAGGTAGCTCGACGCGACCCGGAACGTGGAGTCGACCGCGTGCGTACTCGGGTGTGTGGTTCCCGTCACCGGGGTCAGCGCGTTGTAGTACAGGCGGCTGTTTTCCGTGCCGGGGCTGTAGACCGCGACAAAAGCCACGAGTCCGGTCGACGGGCTCCAAGGCGCTGACACTCCGCCACCGAGGTCCGCGTAGGTGTTCAGCCGGATGGTAGTTCCGCCGCCGTTGACGGCCATGCCGAAGTAGCTGGCGCCCGACCCGCCGGATCCGAACGGGTTGCGGCCTGCCGTGTTTGCGTCGATGACGCCGACGACCGTGAACGGGCTGTTAAACGCGGCGAACGCGGCCTGCATGTACTGCGACGCCGACGCCGTGAACTTCAGCACCTTGTGACTGCTCAGGGTCTCCAGGGTGGGCTGAGCGGCCGGCGCGGTGAGAGCGACAGCCGCGGAGCCGGCGCGTGAAGGCACGGTAGCGATGGATCCGCTCGAAGCGCTGAGATCGTCGGCCCGCCACCGGGACAGGAGCCCCGTGTAGGTGTCGAGGAAGGCAGTGGGGTCCGGGACCGGAAGATCCTCATAGGGGAAGACCTCATCGCGGTCGATCGCGAACAGCGGGACTCCATCCGGGTCGGTGATGTACCACCAAACCTTGCCAGAGTATGCAGGGCGCGGGGTGGACAAGTCAGATCCTGCGTCCACAATGAGGGGAGCAGCCCCGGGCGTATAGTCCTCAAGAGCCGCCTCGATCTGTTCACCGATCGCGGCGTCTAGTGCAGCCCGGGCCGGCCCCTCAGCAGCTACCGCGGCGGCGATCGCCTCGTTGGTCGGTACGGTGTTCGGCCCGGCAGGACCCGGGTCACCCTTGACGCTGTCGCCCTTGTCTCCTTTGTCGCCCTTCGGACCTTTCAGGTTTCCGAGCAGGATCTTCGTCATCGTTCGTATCTCCAATAGTCGCCCGTTACGGTGTCGTAGCCGAAGTCGCCGTCGACGGCTTCGGGAGGGAAGTCGAGCCCGCCGGTGAGGTCCCACCAGTAGGGGTTCGCGCCGCCTTCGCCGCCGCCGCGGTTGAAGAGCAGCTCGCTGTAGGACATCGTCTGGACGTCGGGGACGGCCAGGGTGAACTTGTTGACCTGCTCGCCGTCGAGGTCCTGCTCGAGCTCGAGATAGACACCATCCGGCGTCGTCGGGAGGGACCACGATCCGGTCGTGAGGTACGGGATGCCGTCGCGGACGGTGGCCATGCCGACGGCCTGGGTCACGTGGCCGGCGCCGACGTCGAACGGTCGCGACGCACGCACGCGCAGGAGACCGTTCGCGGGGCGGCCCGCGGAGTCGAGGATCGGACCTGTGATCGTAGGCATGCCGCCTACCCCCTGTTCGTTTCGTCGATGCGGCCCTGCAGGGCACGCAGCTGGTTGGAGAGCCACGAGCGGTCGCTCGCGGGCACCGGGTAGCCGCCCGCGATGCGTTCGGGTGAGCACTGCAGCGTGACGTCACCCTCCGCGTCGAAGGAGATCCGGATGATGCGGACTCGGTACGTGCCGGCAGGGACGCGGGCGGTGTCGGCGACCTTGATCTTGGCCCAGTCCCCCGGCCAGTAGGTCCCGAGCTTCGGGTCCTCGTCGCGCTTGACCTTGAGCGTGAAGGTCTCGGTGAATGCCGAGTAGCGGACGACCGCCTCGTTGACATACGCCTGCAGCGTCTCCGCGCGGAGCACACTGTTGCGGTTCTCGACCGTCTCCATCATCGGGAAGCCGGCATCGGTGAGCGCTGGCGACGACGCTTTCGCCTCGAGGCGGAGCTGCGTCTCGTCGTTCGTCGCACCGACGCCCCACGCGTGCGTCGCCAGGTCGCGGCCGTCACGGTCGAGGTCGGAGATCGACGCGTACGGGCCGGGGGCTGAGACGTCCCAGTAGTGGTCCGCGCCGCCCTGGGTCAGGTCCGGGTCGCCGGTCAGGAGATCCCAGCGCACGTGACGGTTACCGTCGAGCTTCGGGCGGAGTGCGATGTCGGGGCCGCCGTCGACCTCGGTGAGGTTGGTGAGCGCCTCGGCGACCCACATGAGGTCGACGCCGGGGTACTCGCGTTCGTTCGTCCCGGGGAAGTCGGGTTCGTAGTCGATCGGGATGCCCGCGGACGGCCAGGAGCACGCCTGCTGCACGACCCGCTTCGCGATCGTGCGCAGCGACGTGTTCGTCCACTTCGACGTGACGTCGGAAGGCAGCTGCGCCGTCGTGAGCACCGGCATCACCGTGCGCTTGCGGAAGTAGTCCCACGCGCCGGCCGCGTTCAGTGTCGACGAGCTGGGGAACGAGAACGGGTCGCCCTGAATCTGGCCAGCGGCCAGCAGCACGTCGTTCTCAACCCAGCCGATGAAGTCCCGCTGCGGCAGGAGCTGGTTCGGCAGGTCGAGGGCGACGTCGGTGGCCGGGTCCACATACGGCAGCGGCAGCTGCGCCCGGATGGTCTCGGGCGCGTTGAGCGTGAGCTCGACGCCACAGGACCCGGGGACGAGCTTGCGCAGGGTGATCTCTCCGGAGAGGAACCGCCCGCCGACGAGGTAACCAGCCACCGACGCCCCCTCAGATGTTGTGTGCGCCCGGGTGGGCGAAGTTGCCGGGGCGGTGCGGGTCGATCGCGGCAGCGATCACCTGGGGGTCCTCGAGCGTGGTGATGTTCACGACGGTGCCGGGACCGGCTTCGCCCGCGTCGATCGGTGCCTCGCGGACCTGCACGCCGATCTCGGTCGCGAGCGCGGAAAGCGCGGCGAGAGCGAAGATCACGAGCGACTGCCAGGTGAAGCCGAGGAGCAGCGGGATGATGAGCGTCGCGACAGCCGCGAAGATGGCCGCGCCGGTCTTGAACAGGCCGCGCCAGCGGCCGTCGACGACCGGCACGACGAACGTGACGATGATGCCGGCGGTGAGCGCGAGCATCTGACTGCCCTCGGTGCTGTCGATGCGTTCGTCGGCGAGCGCGGTCTGCAGGCCGCCGAACAGGATGATGATGCCGGGCAGGAGAGCGGCGAGGAACTTCTTCATGGGTTACCTCCTCAGGTCGTGGTTTTGGTCGGGGTTGTTGCCCACAGGTCGTCGTCGTTTCGGATCGCTTTCGCGCGCTCGATCGCCTCGTGCTCGCGGGCGGTGAATCGTGGCGATCGGCCCGCGGCTTCGGCCTCGCGCTCGACGTAGTTCGACAGCGCGTCGAAGCCTTCGCCGACGATGCGGTTGATGTCGATCTGCTGGTTGCGGTCGGAGATGAGTCGCCGCACCGTGCCGTCGAGTCCGTCGACACGGTCTCGCAGCTTGGCGTTCTCCGCCCACAGGTCCTGGATCTGGATCGGTGTGCGGGTCAGGCGGACAATGAGCGCGACGACGCCGGTGATGATCGCGACGACCACGCCGCCGCCGAAGGTGACCCAGGCGGTGGGTGGGATCGCCGACCCGGCGGCGAGGACGAGGGCGACGATCACGTGGGCACCTTCCTGACGTGACGCCGCGCGATCTCGAGAAGCCGGTCGAACGGCATCACCATGACGATCACGGGCAACATCCCCGTCGGTGCGCGTGTCCACGTGCCCTCGGTGATGCAACGGGCATAGATCGTGATCGCGTAGCCGGCGAGGAAGGCGATCAGCAGGATGATGCCGGTGACCTCGAGCGTGTGGCGGCTGGTAAGCCGCGATCGAACGACTCCCGCGATGCCGACAAGCGCGGCGAGGACAATCAGCACGGGCCACGCCGCCTCGACGACCTGACCCGAGATCTCGCGGATCGTGGGGATCCCGACGACTGCAGACCAGGCGCCGTAGATGGCGATGAGCGCGTACTTGACGACGTACCGGGTGAGCCGACGGTCGGCCTGGGAGACGTCGATGCTGTCGGTAGAGCTCACAGGACCCCTCCCCCGAAGACGGCGAACACGGCGATGCCGGCGCGCACGAGGTCGGCGAGCCAGGACAGCCCGCCGACCGCCGCGGCGCCCGCCACCGCCGCGACCGAGATCGCGACGGTGGCGATGGCGCGGTCGCTCATGCCCAGTACGTCCGAGCCGGATTGCGGCGGGTGCCGACCCAGATCAGCGAGCCGTCATTCGCGCGAATGCGGACCGGGCCCGTGCCCGGGTCCTCGACGACCTCGCGGGTGCCGCCGTGCATGATCTGGCTCGCGTCGTAGTTCCCGGCGAGGGCGTTCTCGTACTTGCTGTACCAGTACTGCCCGCCGGCAGGAACATCGAACAGGTGCCGCTTCGCCGCCGGGGCGGGCGCGGCGCCGGGCCGGACGCGGGCCGGGTTCTTCCGGGTGCCGACCCACACGAGGTCGCCGTCGGCTGCGCGGACCCGGACGGGTCCGGTCCCGGGGTTCTCGACGACGGCGAGGGTCTGGCCGCCGCGAAGGTACTGGTTCGAGGCGTAGTTCCCGATGAGGGCGTTGCCGTAGTGCCAGTAGTAGTACTGGCTGTCGGCGGGAACATCGAAGTAGCCGAGCGGGTTCCCGCCGGCCGCGGGTGCCGGGGCGGGCGCCTCACCGCGGTTCGCGATCCACTGCTCGGGGTCCACGAAGGTGCCGTCGGGGAGGATGATCTCCTCGTGGTTGTGGACGCCCGTCGACATGCCGGTCGTGCCCTGGACGAGCAGCGCCTGCCCGTCCTCGACGATCTGGCCGGGGCTGACGAGGAACCCACCGGGGGCGCCGTGCGCGGTGCGGGAGACGACGCCGTCGTGGTGGCGGACGAGGACGGTGTTCCCGTAGGAGCCGTCGTAGTAGCAGCGCTCGACGACGCCCCGCTCGGGAACATGGTTCCGCGGATACCCGGCGGTGTCCCATCCGGTGTGCCAGCCGCGCTTGTAGATCGAGCTGCGGTAGCCAAACTCGCGGGTGCGGCGGGGCTTGTTGGTCTTGGACCCGTTGGGCCAGAAGGCGCCCATCACTTCACCTGCTCTTCCGTCGGGTTGCCGAGGAGCTCGTACGGCGGGAGGGTGTGGATCTCACCGTCGATGACCTCGACCGCGTCGAACGTCTCGGCGTCCTTCGCGGCGAACTCCTCGTCCGACATGCCGTGGGGCTTCGGGTAGTGGACCTCGAACCAGGCGCGCTCGCCCTTCAACTCGAGGTGCT